CTCATCAATAATAAACTTGGTATTAAGAAAGGGAGCATTGCTCTTATAAAACGTCTTATTACCAAATACAAAATCAATCTCGACGTACTCATCTTCAAATTCCGAATAATCAGGCAAATAGATTTGCTGGGTAACAAGCTCATAGCGCATGGGAAATTTTAAAAATGCGTCGGGCGCTTGGTCGCTTTCTCTATTTGGGTTAATGGTTTCGTTGTGATAGATGTTGCCCGCCATTTCATAGATTGCCGGATCGCCTTGGACTATCACCAAATGCTGATTGTTAAAATAGACGTGTTTTTGTATGCGGTTACGCTCGCCATTTAATTCAATGACGCGCCCCCACTGGCCAGTTTCAAAGTTGTATTCAATTGAATTGGCATTATCAATAATATCCAAGTCGCCAAAATTCAAAAATGTACCTGCCCCGGCCCTATAGAAAATGGTGTTTTCATACTGATACAAAAAGCCGTCCACTTCTTGGTTTTGAAAAGGGTTTAAAACGTCTGGATGTGTGGAGTTCTCAAGCAATACGTTAATCGCCTGTGATGATATATCTTTCGGGGCTTGCCCGTTACTCATCATAAAAGACACCAAACCATTCGCATTTTTTGCAAGCCAAACCATCATGCCAAAGTCAACGCTTAGGCTGCTTGGGTCTTCTATGCCAAAGTCAAAGTTATAGGAACTATTTATTTTCCATGGGAATTCACGCGTAACACCGCCAACGGTGATTTGGGTAATAATGTTTGCCCAAACGTCTGTTGTAAAATCGCACATGATGTAAAGCTGATTATGAAGCACTGCAAACTGGTTAATAACACCCGATGCCCTGGCATTTAGCGCCACCCCATTAATAGTAAAGTATGTGGCCGCAGTACCCGATAAATTCACCGTTGATAAATAATAATCCGGTGTACCCGCTACGCTTACAACAAAGCGGTTACCGAAAGCCGCAACGTAGAGAGGTTTGCCACCGGTAGTGGAGCCACCGGGGGCGAGAGGATCGGTAACCACTTCGGCGGTGACCATTGAGCCATTTTCAGTAATAACAAAAATGTTTTGCCCATCGGTCATCATGTTTTTTACAGTCGTTCCCACGGCAAGCGTCGCAAACCAAAGCGGGACACCTAGAGCGACATTAATCGACAATGTTTTTCTGTTATAGAATCTATCAAATTGGTAAACTGTTGTTCCATCAATCACGTATAAATAATTAATTGAGCGAAATTCTGCTCGTGGTTCGGCATTAAATATAAGCCGGTTTTCATTTAAAAAATTAACGTGCTTTCGACCCATGGCAGGGTATAGAGCCTGTTGTTTTTTGCCAGACTCCACACGAATTCCATACCAGTTGGCGCAATCCATAGAGCCAAATTGTGTAAAACGCTGCTTATCGTAATAACAGAATATGGGTAATTGCTCTATTTGTGCGCTTTCAGGGTTCTTGGCCATTTAAATTATCCATATTCTGTTGTGTTTAACCATCCAATCAGACCCCTGACCTAACACGCCATGCACCGTTTAATAGGGATTGTTCATCACCGGCAATGGATAGATTAACTTCGCTTGCCGCTTCCATATTGTCCTTAAGCTCGCGGTATTCGGCCTCTAAATCCGCAGTCCACGCACTGCCACGGCCTTTAAATTTAGACACATACTTTGCCACGGCATATAAAAAATACATGTGGTAATACTCAGGAACCAAGCTCATATCATCATTAACGGTTAAGGTTGGTAATTGAAATTTCCCACGACAAAAGAACGTGTAAAACTGGCTTGGTGCGGGGTATAAGGTCGCACGCACAAGGTTTACTTCGGGAAACGTGATAATAAATCGGGGTAACCCCTGTAATGGTTCATACTTCCAAGCGGCCAAGTATTCATCACGACTTTTGTCAATTAGTGGGTATGTAACCCCGCTTAATACAAGCCATGCGCTATCAAGGTTTGCAAGTCGCCCTTCTTTTATCAATACCACATTGGGATCGATAATCGGCTGGGTAAACAACAAGTTTGACATGCCATTAATTGTGGCGTTGTTGTTAATGGTGACGACGTTTAAAGTAATATCCACAATAAAGCTGTTTGCGGGTATTCCTGTTCCTGCCACCAAGTCACCAAGGCGAAATTGCGCACCATCCACGACGTTAAACGTAGGAAGGCCACTGGTTAGGGTGACTATTTCATTAAATGTAATGGTTGTGGGATATGAGGGATCGACAAACAATATTTCTTTAACTGGCAAATTAACCGGCGCTGATACCGTTTTGGCAATGGTAATCATCAAGCCCGAACTTGCATAAGATTGCATGATTTGATTTAAAACGCGCACCGCCAGTGATTCATCATCCCCGTGTAGTGGAATCGTGGGGTTTGACGCACTGATTAGGCGATACATTTGTAAAACAAATTGTCGGACTGTAAAGGCCATTATTCACCCGTTTTAGGTAGAAAATCGTCATCCCTGATAAGTTCCTCTTCAATGAGTGGCTCATCGTCTTTTTTTTCTAATTCTTGTGGTTTAGCGGCTACAGGCTTATTGCGTACACGTTTTGGCTTCTCAACCGGAACGCGACTTTTTGCGTCCTCTTGCGTTGAAAACCAAAGGCCCGATTCCATGTGCTTTTCGTATTGATCCCAAGATTCAACCAATTTCTTGGAACCATCCATGCTGTAAACAAAGGTTCTAAAATGTTTTTTATCTACAATTTGACCTAAATAAATTGCGGGTATGCCCTTCATAAATCACCATCCTTGTAAAACTGGTGCCGTCACGAATGGCGGCACCAACGAAGCTTACGAGCAGATTGCCACGGCAAACTCAGGGTTAATTGCCACACCGCATATTAAGTCGATACGGTCTAACTGTTCATAGTTACGGATATCCGCACCTAATGAGTAAGTCATGGACAATTTGTACAAGTCTGAGTAACGTGTTACCGCTTCCACACCACCGCGCAGTTCTTTGATTGGGGGTGCTGCGAACACAACGGCTTGCGAATGGTAAGCAAGTGATACGTTATGATCTAAACGCAGTAATATTTGTGCGCCATTAGGAATTGCGGCAGAAATATTTTGACGTGCGCCAGAAATAACGATTGTTGGGTTAACAGGGATAGTTGCGGTCGCACCGTCGGCACTTACCACATCGGCAGTAACAACGAATTGCGCTCTTTGCTCTAAGGCTTCATAGGTCAATGGGTTAATCATAAACACGCCAGCATCTTCTGAAATCTCGATTCTGTCGCCTTTACGGAATACCAAAGTACCGGCCGCTTGTCCTAAGCTTCCGACGGCTATAGTATTTCCACCAGTGATGGGGCCGTTTGTGACCACGCCACCCAATTTAAACCCAGCAGGGGGCGTACCACCAGCTTCACCAGCACCCGCGATTTGACGTTTTAAGAAATTAGTTTTGAAGAAATCGAAACCGGACAAATGGCCAACAAACCCATCAATCAACGCGCCAGTATTCACGGTGTCATTGAATGTGTTGTATAAGTCAAATGACAAATTAGCCGCAATACGTGGGCCAACACCGGCATAACGCTTGCCATCTTCAGGAATTGCCAATTCAGTCATGTACGCATCAGCACTTAAAATCGTGTTGAAATCTACAGGAATGCCCGCAGTACCTACGGCTTGGTAAACTTGAGTTTGGAATTCTTCAGCGATGAACTTTTCGCACTTGTTAGCAAGGCGTTTAGCGCGAGGCGAGTTTGCCATTTCCAAATAAGGTTCGTCACGCGCACGGTCGAACGTCAGGTTAAACCCTGTGTATTCAATCATGGTGTGAAATTGTTTAGTAATGGATAAAGGACGGATAATTTGAACGCGTGCTTCAGCGGTAGCGCTTGCACCTTCGCCGCCTAGATATCTTTCCTCTAGTCGATAGTCAATGGTTTGACCAGTTGCGAATTTAAGATTTTTGAAGTCTGCTTCTAAATTACGATTTGCTGTGCGTGCGAAAGATAGTGAGTTCCAGAAGCGAACAAATACATCATCTAGTACATATTGGGTTTCCCTGAACACATTAGCCATGATAGTTACACTCCGTGTAATATTCAAACAATTAAATTATGCCTAATTAGAGGCGCTCTTTTCTTGTCCGAACGGAGAGACTATATGTACGCGTTCATTTCTTCATGTTCAGGTGACGGAACTCCTGTTACTCGTCAATTTCAATGATAGATGATATTATACGCAAGTCAAGCCTAGTCCTCGCGGGGCGAAAAACTATCTCATCAATAGTTAGGCTTGATTAACAATAATGATGACCTTGATGGGGTAATAATGACAAAATATGTGCGATTACGTCAACCGTCCAGCCGTTTCCTAGCATTTTGTATCGTTGCGTATTGCTAACTCCTTCGGTGTAATTGTCGGGCAACGTCTGCAATCTTTCACATTCAATAGGCGTTAAATTCCGATAGAATTCATTGTTTATTGAAATTTTTGTATGATGATTTCCGCCAGTGGCCGCCAATAAGCTTGGTGATTTCTCGCTGGGGCTATAAACTGCTTTTCTTTGCCTGTACGCATTTATATTCGCGTTACCCATAAAAATTAAATTATCTTTTTGTACAGTAGTTAAACATCCAGACTTATCATCATTTCTTGGTTCGAATCGTTGTTTGCTGGGAATATTTATATTGTAATCTTCGCGCTTTCCTTCGCTATTTATTCGTCTGCCCGTCATTCTTCCAACAATTCCCGAATTATCCAAAATGTCATCAACAATAATATTCTTATTTTTTGGCTGGGTGATGTTTACTCTTGTATAGAAGTATGTTTTTTTGAGTTGCACTGCCTGCATAAAACCTGCAAGTTCTCCAGTATATTGAGACCATTCTTGCTCAATGGCGTTTTGTGGTCTATCGTCAAATCTTTGGTTGCATTGCATGCAAAGCACTTCGAGAAATCCAAGTGTTTCTTCATGTAGCGGTGAGCTATATATCGACTCTTTCTTATGCCCTTGTCTCGATTTGCGTCCGCTTTCCGCGCTACTCGCTTGCCTTCCTGCGTCGTTCGGTATTGTCGTTGATAGTCCGCCAGCTTCTTTGCATTCTTCTCCCTGTACTTCCCTGCATTTAGTTTCTATCTTTTTGCCTACCCAATAATAACGTACTCTATTTTGTGCGCTAACAAGTGAACTGTTTATAACAATTGGTTCAACACCTAATAAGTCTGTTATAACTTGCTGATATTCTTTTTTCATTCTAACGTTTTCGAGTAAAAAGTATTTAGGCTTATATTGATTAAGCACTTCAACGAATTTAAAAAATAACTTGCTACGTGGATCGTCAAAAGCCAATTGTTTACCAGCAAAACTAAATCCTTGACAAGGACTTCCACCTATAATTAAATCAATTGGAGGTATACCCCATTGATGCCAGTCATTAATATCACCCAATTGCACCACCTCTGGATGGTTTTTATTGCATATAATCATGGCATATTTATCAATTTCTGAAGCATAATAATTATTAACTTCAATCCTGGCTCGTTTTAATGCCGTAATACCGCACCCCATGCCATCGAACAAGCTTAATACGTTCATCATTTACCCGTAAAAATAGAAACCGAATTCGGATAAGTGGTAACCGAATTCGGTTTTACTGCTTAGTGTGCTAACAACCGAATTAGAGTTTCGGCAGCTATTGGGTGTAACTTATCGATTTGGGTGTTTAGTTCAAAAACCAAATCTAGGCCATGCTTTAAATCACCAAGGGCGTCACGACTGTATCGCGTGTCCTCAGCGTCTTTACAAAGTTGTGCCGATTCCGTGTTTATTCTGTAATGTAAAATACTCATTTGTATTTATCCTTTTTGCCAAACGCACTACCAACATGCATTAATGCTAAATGAAGCGACCTGAATGCAAGCGTTTTTTCGTCACAATCAGGGGCGTTTCGGTCTATTTCTTCAGCCAACGCCTTAACTTTTACATACAAGTCATAATGGTATTGTCTGTCGTCACCATCAAATGTTACCCGATTGAAAATATCATCAATGGCTAAACTCATCGTCTACCCCCTTGACGTCCTTTAATGCGGTTCAGCTTCTTGGCGTCGCTTTGTGCGATAAGGTCTTCAATGCTGGGATCAGATTTCTTTTTAGGCGCAGGGATAGAGGCGTTTTCACGGGTACGGTCTAACGGTCTAGGTGCTTTTGTTGTGGGTTTGTTCTTGCGCATACGTTCCTCAAGTCTTCCAATTTCAGTCATTTGCGCGTAAGGGTCACGAATCTTTGATATCCGTTCAAGCTCTTGCGGGTTGCGTTTAGAGGCAGCGTATAAAAACGCGGCTGGGTCTGCCATGCCACGGGTTGCCAACGTCATGGGGTTGGTAATTTCAAACGGCAATTCGCCTATTACATCGACAAAATCATGAAACTTGCCCATTCCATCACGAAACTTACCTTCAAACTCTTGCTGGGTTTGTGCTTCACGCTGGCGCACTTGCGTTTCTTCTTGCTCGCGGCCCATTGAATTAACGGTTTGCTTAACGAGTGAAGCTAATTGCTGTTGCCAATCGCC